CCCTTCAGTTAGCTTAGTTAACCTAAGACTTATATTTTTATAGGAGGTTATTAACAATCATAACAAATTGTTAACAATTAATCTCCGATAATATACGTTGCTGTCTTGATCTAGTGCACCAAGAGCTACGTTTAGACCTTCTGCGAATGGGTTGGCTACCATTCCGTATCTTGTCTTGAATCCAATCTTTGGTTGGAATGTATCTGGGTTTACTGCACGAACCATTTGTAGTGGAACATATGGACAGTAGAATAGACCAGAATCGAAAGGTGATGCACCCTTATAACCAACTACCATGTAGTTAGAACCAGCATATGGATCGATATAAACTCTAATACGACCGTTTAGAACACCAGCAAATGTATTACCAGTATCGTCAACTTGTAGTTGGTTAGAATTTAGAGCAGGAGCGAAGTCAAGAACACCAGCCATCTGAAGAGCAGACGCAACGTCTGATGAACAGATAATGATGTTACCCTTACCACGTCTGGTTGCCTTTGCAACAGCGTTAGCTTCACGCTCTACTTGGAACATAAGACCCTTGAACTTTTCTACTGACCAACGACCGTTAGAGTCTGTATCTAGGTCGAAGATACCAGCAGTAGTTGTACCAACCTGAGCACCTGTTTGAGCAGTTACTACGATTGTACGGATTACTTCTCTGTTGATTTCCGCTAGAATTTCTGCTTGCAGAATATTTGCAAGTTCAGTTTCAGCATCAAGACCATGGATAGCCTTTAGATCTTGTGCTAGTTCTAGTGAGTATTCAGCCTTTAGAGCTCTAGACTTTGCAGTTACAGAAACCTTCTCGATTGAGAATGCCATTTCTGGGAAGACAGAAATACCATTTGAACCAAGAGATTCTGCGTATGATGTTACTAGACCACCAGCAAAGTTATATGATGCGTTACCGGCGTTGTTAGAAACACCTGGAGTTGTTCCAAGTGAAAGACCAGCACCACCAACTGATGTTGAGTTTGTTAAACCACCACCTGCGTTAGCAGTTAGGTTAGCACCACCATAAGTAGCATAACCTGTGTTAGCTTCGTTATAGAATGCTTCTGCTGCAGTTTGGTTAGCATAGTGTGATCTCATTGCAAAGATAAGACCTGTTGGACCAGTCATTGGCTGAACGCCGCAAACATCATATGCCATTAGGTTTGGCATTGCTCTACGAACTAGAGAGATAAGAACAGGGTCGAAGTTTGAGATTGAAGAACCAGTTGCGTTGGTTGGTGCAGCTTCCCCAAGGAAGGTTGAGCTTGAACCAAGCTGACGTGATTCATTTAGAGCACGCTCAGTATTTTCAAGAACCATTGCGGTTACTTGACGTCTGTGCGAATCTCTAATAGATGGTAGGTCAGGATGGTCTAATACTGGCCCCCACTTATTTTGAATTTCTTCTGCTAGATATGTCATTTAATACTTCTCCATTTAGATTTTAATAACCTCTTCGGTTATTTTTATTTATTATTTTTTGTTTTTGACTTACTTGATTGTGCTTGAAATTGCTTTTACATATCTCGACATATGTTCAGGAACTTGTTGTTCTGCAGTACCATTGTCAAAGGCAATTTCTTCATTAATTAAATATGAAGAAGGCACTCTTACTGGTGGTCTTGATGCAAAATAATTTTCCTTAATAATTTCTAATTTTCTACGATATGTAGTAGGATCTGAATACTCTACACCTTCAGCTAGACTACGAAGCTTTTCAGCTTGAACTAATGAAAGGCCTTCAGAAACTAGATCAACCGTATTGTGCTTAATTGATTCATTAATAAGAGCTTCAAGTTGAAGCTTTTCAGTTAGTGATTCGTTTAGACGATCCTTAAGAATATCATTTTCTGACTTAAGTTCTTCATAAACATTAATCTTTGATTCTGGAACATTGATATAGTGCTCAGCAAATAGTGTATGAAGGTTAGAAATAAAGTCTTCAGCAATTTCAGTTCTAATTGATCTTTCGATTGCTACTCTATTTTCATTTGTCCATTCATTAATTGCATAATCAAGATATTGATTTAGCTTATCAGTAACGGTTTCAAAAATTGCAGCTGATTGCTCTTGAAGAGCTTCAGTAAATTGCTCTTGAAGAACTGCATGAGCTTCTTCTAGTTCTTCCTGAAGTCTTGCTGTTTCAACAATAATTTTTGAATTGACTGCGGCCTCAAATACAACTGCAGCTCTTTCTTTTAGTTCTTCAGAAAGCTCATCACCTTGGAACATTTCTTTAATTTCTTCTGCAAGAGCAGCAGATGGCTTTGCCATAATTGTTGATTGATTCATCATAGCAGCATTTGGTGCAATTGCATCGGCTTCATGACCAATTTGACCAAGCATATCAAAGTAATAATGTGATAGATCTTCTGGATGAAGCATTGAAAGCATCTGCATGAAGTTTCCAAGCATTACTGCTCTTGATTCACCAGGAGCAGCCATTGGATGAAGTGATGCTTGTGCAGCAGTTACATCTTCAGATGCTAAAGTTCTTCTTGTCTTTGCAAGCTTTGCTTTTTGTTCATCTGTTGGAGCAATTGTTGCTGGATCCATTTCTTCTTCAGTTGTAACTTGTCTATTAGTACCACCTGCGGCTGGACCACGTTGTTTTGTACCAGTTTTTCTACCACCAGATCTACGATCTGCTGCGCTATTAGAAGTCATTCTAGGACCTTTTCCATTTGCGCCTTCTTGAATAAAATCAGACATTTTTATAATACTCCTTTAGGA